GTTAATACCTTCACGGATTTCTTCGAGTTGTTTCATAGTGTTATCCCTCATATTCACATTCATCGGGTGATTTGTCGAAACGAAGTCTCTGAATGACGGGGTGTTCCAACTTCGTTGAATCCTCTTGCCAATCCCTGTATTCGATTTCCACCACGAAAGGTATCTTAAGTTTCTTGGAATTGATCTCCTTCGTGTACTGCGTGAGTTCTTCGTGCGTCAATTTTCCAGGTCCAGCCCAACCGCAATCCACGAGCTCACCCTTTTCGTCATACTGACCGATTTTGAACTTCGCGTAGACCGTTGCGTGACGACCAGCTTCTCCGAGTGCGACTTCCGACACCACAAAGTCACCCTCTTTCATAAACTTGAACTTGTACGCACCGGCGCGGTCGGCCTTACCGTTGAGAGTGTACGTAACTGCGGAATCACCCTTCACACGGAGAACGAACCCTTCCCATCCCTCTTTCTTCGCGGTAGGAATCATCTCTTTCCATTTCGGATAGATAATCGGAACGTAGAACGCTTTCCGCGCCATAAGTTTCGGGTGACGGACTTCAAAGTAATCTTCCCCACCGATAAATTCGAAGTTCTCAAAGAGAATATCGAACACATTGATACGGAAGGTTCCCATCTTGGAAAACTTCGCGTACTTCTCCATAACTTCGTCGTGGTCTTTCGTGCGGACAAGTTTTGCGACGGTCGTGTTGGATTCCTTTCCGTTCTTCAGGAAGAAGGTGATTTCGGTGTTCAACATATCACCGTCTTTCATCTTCTTCATTGTATCCTTAATCTCCGGCACATCACCGAGAGCCGCAGTAAGGGGTTTCATCCTACGCGAGAAAACCTTCGACTTCGTGAGTATGAGACAGTTACCGTTGAACTTCCTCTGTCCATAGGTATCCTTCCCATTCTCAACCTTCGCGGGACACTTACTGACAGGCTTGGACGGACAGAACGATTCAGGAAGATTCGTCAAAGACACCTTCGCGTTCTTTACGACACCACCAACCTTCGGTATCGTTGTATCGTATCCTTCCTTTTTCTTCTTCGTAATCTTCGCGTTCATTTCCGCAACCGCCTGTTGGTCTGCGGTCATTGCGTTCCCACGACCCACGTTCTTCGCAAGACACACTTTGAAGGTGGTCTGCATCTTACCATCAAGACGACCGTGAACGGTGATGAACTTCGCACCGTCTGTCGAGAAAATCAGTGTCTTGATTTCGCCTGACGTTGTAAGTGCGTATAACTGTACTGGTTTCGTTTTCATTACTTCCTCTCGTCGTTGATAGTGATTGCGACCACTTCCATTGCAAAATTCTCTTTGAGATTCCTTCGGATGGCACGTCCGATTTGTTTGTTCACCCACACAGCTCCAAATTCCTTTTTGGAGAGACGTTTCATCGCCGCATCTTTCCGATACCGCGTGTTCCGCGACTTGATACCGGCCTCCACACTTGATTCCGTTGTGTGAATGACCGCATCGGAGAAACTACCGAGCTCGTAGTGACTTGCAGACGTGTAGTACTTTCCCGTTATCGTATCGCGAATGAAGTAGAGTGTGCGAGTAGACATTACTTTGAACCTTTCGTGAGAGTCCAATAACCTTGTTTGCTGAAATTCTTCAATCCACGAACCTTGCGGAATCGGATGCGTCCCTTATCTTCAAGACGCTGAAGTGCGTTGTATGATGCGTGACTTGACATAAACGCATCGAAACCGAATCCCTGTTTGTTTGCGTAACGTATCCGAGTAAACATACTTCTCTCGTTGTCAATCATCGCCTTGCGAATCATCTTGTATGCATTTGACTTCTTCATTGCGTAACCTTTTAGTGTTTTTTGTAGTTGATTTGAAACTCTGACTTGTCCCAGCATTTTCTGCAATCTCCACACGCATTACCTTGTGTCGAAGCGGGACAATTGAACTCTGTCGCACTTGCACCACTCACGTGAACACCTAAACTCTTCGCGAGTGCGGTCGGCGCGACACCGTTGAACTTCGATGCAGACAGACGGACGATAAGGTTCTCGGGGAATGAACCATTCGTCTTTACATACTCCGCAATGATACCATACTCACGTGTCGGCATCCAATGCATCGTATTCGGAGTATTACGGACGACTTCAAGAATCTTGAGAAGGTGTGACATATCTTGAATGTCACCACTATCGTGCCAACGGAAGTACTTCATATCTTTCAGAAGAAACGGCATTGCCGACACCCAAAGAGGATTTTGCAAGGATTCAAGTCTGCGATTCAATGCGTTCTTCACATTCGAGAACCGATACATACCTTTCTTCGCGTAACACATTGCACAAATTGAGTTAGGATTCTTCGACATAAGAGACCCCATCTTGCAGGACGTTGCGGGGATTGAATAACCCTTGCACGGCATCTTTGAAGGTGCGGACAGACCACCGACGATTTTCTCTGCGACTTTCTTATCTGCGAACATTCCGTTTTCCACTTGTTTCTCCCTTTTCTAACCTACTATAATATACCAGCTTACAGGGAAAATGTCAAGAGCCAACCGAAAAAAGAACAGAAAAAGTGGGTCGCTAAGTCATTGATTTTGACCAACTTCCCACTTTTCGTGTGTCTTATATCACGCATCGTGTTTGAGTATGTACTTATTTGAGACGGCCTTGAACGAAAGACGACCGGTGATAATGTCGGGTTCCCTCTCTTCAATCAGAGAACGAATCACAACACCTTCACGCGCAATCTGTGAATTGATTACGGACGGACCATTCGCTCGGGCGAGAATTGTATCAACCGTATCGTCTGGTTGAAGAATGAACGTATCGAGAAAAGGAACCATCTCCAAACCCATTGTACGGACTACCAAATCCAATTCAGGATAGGATAGATACCGTGAACCATCAATGTCAAACGCATTGTAGATATACAAGTGTTGACCCTTGATTTTGTACGCACGATTGATACCCTCTCCGATTATCTCTCCTTGTACCGCAAGGTTGCGACCTTCTCGGCGAAATCTGCGTTCAATTTCGAGTGACCGCGCAATACGCCAGTACGTATCGTCGCCAGGCTCGTACTCCCAATTACGTCCAACCACGCCGAACACACCCTCATTGAAGTAGTACGTTGAACTTGTACCATCCAACTTCTCCGTTTCGTAGAACATTTTTCCGGCGTGTTTTGCAAACACCCACGGAATGTTCTGTATTCTCTCTTCGTCCGTTGTGCGGATGAATCCGGGCATTCCACCTTTCACCTTACCATTGAGACACGCAGGAATTGGTTCTTCCCATTTCTTGATATTGAACCACTCCGTCACATCATCGCCCACTTTGAAATTGAAAGTGTAAAAATCCGCGTTCTTACTCAAATCGAGAACGTAGGGATTGACCAATACAAGTCCATCTGCCCAAACTCTCCGAAACGGTTCCTCCATTCTGAACGTAGTGAAAATGTCGAGAGGAAAACAAATTCCTTGCGACACTTGACCGCGCAACGTGGCGGTACGGATACGGAATCCCTCTGAGTCGTCCGCCATCTTTCGTAGGCACGACTTGCGGAGAAATTCGAACTCCTTCACAACAGGAAGAAACGAATCTATCTCCATATACACGCACGTGTCACCCACCTTGAACTCACCCTTCTTGACAACCACGTGCCAACCACGGACGGTTGCGACTTCTATTGCATCTGCACCGGGAATCGGTTGTATGTCAAGAATTTTTTCGATTGTTGCTAACTTTCTCATTTTTGTTCTCTCCATCCAATTGTAATTGCACCAATATCCAATACGTGTCCTATTTCCCCATCGGTATACTCCAAAGTACGAGTCGCATACCAATCCTTCCTGAAAAACCAACTAAGTGGGCGGACACGCAGTATCAAATGTATTTTTCTCATTTCAGTTCCTTTCAATGTGCTGTTGCAATGGGAATGACCACCATTGAAGTCGGACGTTTGACCCTACTGATTCGTCCGGGTTTGTGAAGGGATTCAACCAAAATATCTGATTGATATTCATATTTACCATTTCCTATATACCATTTGCGTTTGGCTTTGGAGAACCCCGTCACCGTACCAAGTTGTACGTCACCGGAATAATTGAACGCAACCAATGCACCGACACATATTTCTTCACCGCGATAGTCTCTCATTGATTGAATCTCCGCATTTGTTTTTCGTAGTATTTTTCGTGACTGTGGACGATGAACGACCACGTTACACCCCACATCTTCATTACATAATCTTCGGGTGGATGGAAACCTGATGTACCACGTTTCTCTGGCCACTTCCATCCCTTGTACGTGAGATGAATCTTCCAATCACCCTCATAGGACTTTTCATCCTTTTTGAAACAGACGGATGCACCACGGTAATGAATCTCTTCCCGTCCGTCTATCCATCCCATCATAAGGTAGTCAAAGATATATCGAGGCATACTCCACACATCTCCGTCATTGAGAAATTCGATGGTTCCTTTGTTTCCACTATCGACAACGTAGAGTCCCTCAGGATTTGAGATACTACGCAAGTAAGACATATCATTTTCCTTTCAAATCTTCCGTGTATTGATCTGTGTCGTATCCATTGAGTGTTTCGAGCCAGATACGAAACAATGAATGTGCGGTTTTGTTGTTGGGGTTTGATTCCAAACCCCTCTTCGCAAGTGTAAGGTATGTAATAATCCTGCGAAAATCCGCTTTGGGAATTTCAATCTTGTCCATTTCATCACTCCATTTCTATATATTGTCCGTTGCGGTCAATACGGAATATCGTATCGAACCCTTCGGTGGTTGTCGGAAGTTCCTGATGAAAGAAATGCCACACCATACGGTTGAACGGTACAGTACGGTGTCTCTTCTTATTCCTTCTCCAAAGAATAAAGAAAGGAACGTCAAAGTAGAGTGCAACAACTGGAATTTCGCGGGCCATCGCAATGTCTATTGCAAATCGTCGCCAATCCTTGCGAGTGTTGGTTGCATCGAAGTAGACAGACATTCCCTTATCAAGTTCTGTCTCAATCGTTGAACGAACTACCTTGAATATCATTTCGGGGTTCTCTTGGAACTCTGCACTACCGAGTAAGAGTATACGGACTTCATCCGACGATACATATGCGGGCGTGTCACCCATACTCCAATCACCATCTTCTGCGATTTGATGATAAAACCTGGTCTTTCCGCAACCCGGCGCACCAATTGTGATGAACAAATACTGATTCTTCATTTGTACTCCGATTTCAGTGATGAATAACATTCGTTCACGAATTGCATATCCTTCTTTGTCAACACGTACTTCTTGAATCGCAACTTTGAGATAAGAGTATGAATCCAATTCATACGCGCCTGCAACTGTGCGTCCGTCTTACCACCGGCCACAAACTGATTTGCAATTGCGCTATGAACTCGCATCAATCTTTGCAAGTAGTTTGGTTTGACCAACTTTCTGCCTTCATCTTCGTGTATCATTTTCACACTCGTTTATGAAACAAAGGGGAGTGGGTTTGTGTAGCAATAATGTCCCACTCCCCACCATCCAACCAAGTTATTATTTACACCAAGTATTTAGTACTCTTCAGCTATCAGTGAGGAAGGCTTCTGCGCTCCTTTCTATTAGAATGAAACCCTATCTTAGTAGGGACTCTTGACCACGTACACATAATCTCTGTCGTTCGACATTTTGCGGAACTCTGACCGCATAGTATCGTCTACGGCCTGAACTATAACACCCTGAGGAAAATTCAGATACTCCATCTGTTCACACCAATGCGAAACGAACTGTCTTACACCATCTTCTCGCCAGCAACTGTCGTGGTCGGAGAGACACCGATACGTCCACGTCTCTCCACCGTTCTTCGTGATACCTTCAATCACCTTGACATAGTTTGACGGCGCATAGAGAGTGATTGATACCGCGTGTCTGTCCGTCATAAGACGGTATGTAAATCGAAGTGCTTTAGTTTCATCCCTTCTCAAAAACATATTGTCGAAAACACCCTCAATCATAGACGTGATAACGTCTTTGAGATTGAAGAACCCTCTGCGATAATCGAACGTATCTTCCTTACTCATTGAAGTTCTCCGTAAGTCCGTTAGACTTGATTTTGGATGCAAAGGCGCGGAACGATGTACGTTCTTTCGAACCTTCGTATTTCTTCCTACCGTTTTCATCATTCCTCTTGAAAATCTTGTGTTTCTTCGAACCTTCCATCTTGCGGTTGTACATTGTACTACCCCTTCTTAGAAAGTGTGTCTATAACAGTGGTTAGTTTTTCTCGTTCACTCATAAGAGTGTTGAGACATAACATCCAAGTTCCAATCGAACCAAACCGCCCGTTTCCACGGGAGACTTCTTTGATTTCCTTGTTGAGTTCAGCAACTCGTTTACGAGCGTTGAGTAACATTTCTTCACTTGTCATTGTGAAATCCTTTGTGTAATTAGAATGATGGGTCACTGTATGCATCATAGTGACCAAGACCGACCGGGCAATCTGACGTGTCAACCCACCCACCATACTTACGGAATGATACGCGAGTCTCAACAACTTCGTTCTTCACATCACCGAACACGTACTCCTGATTCTCACTCCCATACGTGGTGAATCCAGACTTGAGATGATATGCAACAGGTTTCATCCAAAACGTCTTACCGCTCGGAGAAACGCGGGTGATTCGGTACGGATAACGGTCTGACCCTACACCCATCGTGCAAGGAAGTCCTACTTCAGGAAGGTACTCTTCATATTTCTTTGTCGTCTGATATGCAAGGTCTGAACCTTCAGGCGAATACGCAATCAGAACATCACTGAGGATTTTGTATTCCAAATTCGAGAGAGTGAAACCATACATACAATTCATCTTCTTCGGCTCCTTACCGGGAACCGAGAAAATCTTACGAAGAGTTTCCATCACAGGAAGATTCGGATACATATACGCATATATACCCTTTAACGCATCAATCTGCTGGAGAATCCGAACGAACTTACTGAGCGCGGCGAAAATGAGTTCAATTTCTGACTTGTGGAACTTCACCGTGTACGTTGTCATTTTGTAACCCTTTTTGTTGGTCATTTTCACTGTATAAATGTACGCATATTCCCGTACATTGTCAAGAGCGGACGAAAAATAGTTTCAGTCGCTAAGTCGTTGATTTATAAGGGGTTAATTGGAATTGTGTGATTTAGCACACCTTTTCAGTACTCGAATTATGTCCGAGTATTCCAACTCTTCTTTCTCGGCAAGTTCAAGTGTGAGAGTACGAATTTCCAGCATATACCTTTTCAAAATATATAGTGCGTCGTCGTAAAGAAACTCTTGAATTATTTTAATTGCAGTATCATAATCCATTTTGCCCCACTTTCTTCGAGCATCTTTCACCATATCATCCATATCATAATCTCCACCATCTCCAGGTTCTTCATCTCCATATAACTCACACGATGCAATGCCGCTTAAACTAACAAGGATTCGTTCAATTGCGGTAGACTTATATCGTTGGTCATAAATGCACCCACCATCCGTTATACCAGATTTTCGTTTTTTGGAATGGATGTGTATTCTTGTAACTCGTTTTCCAAGATGCATCGCCATTATTGCGTGACCAACTTCGTGAACTGCGTGTCTAATCTTTTTGTTTTTCAAATCGAGAGATTTGGGTTTCATTTCATTCATCCTTTCAATCGGTTATTTTTCCACGGAATCATACGGAGATTTGAATATGCACCAACTTTCTTTGGTGATATGTGATGGTCAAATCCATATCTGACACCTATAATATGGTCTATTTGATATGCACCTTTGACGCCACACTTTCCGCGTCTATGGAAATTCTTCAATGGTGGATTTCGTTTCAGTTGTTTGTAGGTTTCCGACCATACTTTTGCTTTATACTGCTTCCACTTGGGGTATTTCTTTTTGTACTCTTCCCAAGACTTGAATCCAGCTTTTGTGGCTCGCATTTTCTTGACCTTATTAGGGTCTTTCTTCATCTGGTCCGCAAATGTATTTTCTGATAAAATTACAGCACATTTATTACACACGGTATTGTTTTTTACTGCGTGTCTAAAATGTTCTATTGTACCATAGTACTTCATAAGTACATTACAATTCGGGCATCGTCGAGTCCATTTTGGTTTTCCTACTCTATTGACTTTCTTTCGTTTTTCATATACCTTTCCAATCAATTTTTTTGATAATAATTTCCGTTGTGCTTTAGAAATGATTTTGCAATCGAGATTCGCCTTTCCACCACACGTACGGCCCTCTCGTTCTCGTCTATCACGGTCTTTCTTCGATTGGTGATATACTTTCCCACCACATTTCGGACATATTCTGACCCACGGTGTAACCTTATTCAAATGATTCATAAATCCTCCAAATGTACCCTACAATATAAGTATAATCCCGTTCAAAGTCAAGAGCTATTTTTCTTGTGTACCGTGTAAAGGGGTTATGACATTTTCATAAAAACAAGAGGGGAAACCTTGCGGCCTCCCCTCTCGTTTTAATTGTTTAAGTCGTTAAGCTATTAGTTCAGGTTAAATCTGGTCAACGTTTCCAACTACGACCTTGCCATAGAACTCAGGTCTGACGATTTTCTTTGCATATCTCGTCATAACTCCTTTTCGAGGCGTAAAATTTACGGGGTCGTATACGAGAGGCGTAGTGATTAGCGGCACATATGGTGCGTACACAGCACCCGTCTCAAGGAACTGCGTTCCACGGAAGCCCATCAATATGATGTTGTCCAACATATACGGATTCTTGTAGACATTGTATCTGTTGTTCACGGCACCAATCTTCTGGACACCCATTGCGAACTTCATCTTGTCACCATCCGTATCTGCTGCATAACCCGGAATGGACTCAATGACTGTTGCGACTTCAGGAGAGCAAACGAGGAAGTTTGCACCGCCTCTCATTGTCTTCTGGTGAATCTTGTTACTGACCTTCTGCAACTTGACACCGATTGTCTGGAACCAGGTCATTTTCGTGTATGCGTTGCTGTTACCAGCTGCACTGTCCACAAAAAGTCCTGTATTTGGGTTGTACTCAGTTCCAACCTTGCACGACCAGTACTCAGTCGTCAAAGCGTTGACAATCAACATATCGAGAATTTCCAAGTCAATTTCCATTGAAATGTATTCCGACAACATTGAAGTCAATTCCGCCTCAGCGTCAATCGAGTGGTATGCGTTAAGGTCTTGACTGAACTCAGGAGTCCAGATTGCTTTCAACTTACGTGTCTTTGCAACGATAGGTACAGAGTTCATTGCGACGTTGATTTCTGGGATACCAATATCATCTGCGGTGGACTGTGCAGGCACTGTGAAGCTGGACTGCTCGAAGTCACCACGGTTTGATGCGTTATCCACGAAACCGGTCGTCTGAACGATGTACGAAATTGATGCAGTTGTTGCCGTTGAACCACTCTGCATTGATGCGTTTGATGCAGAAACGAACAACACTACATTTGAACTACCGTCAAAGTAGAAGTACTGCGGGAACTGCGAGTTAATCGAAGCTGCAGCAGATGCGGACGTGAATGACAACACACGGAACGCCTTCACACCCTGAATATCAGGGTTCGTAAATGACGATGATGGAGTCTGAATTGCATAGATTGTACCTGCCGAGATTGATGCAGACAATTCCGGACGGAAGTTAACTTGTGCCCACGTTGCTGCAGTTACGGTAACTCCGTTAACCGTTACTGACTGAGTGTTGATGGAATAACCGAATCGGCCTCCACCATACAAACCACCTGATGCATCTGCTGACGTGTTTGTTACACCATAAACGCTATCACCCGACGTGAATCCGCCCTTTGTCGTACCGTACTTGAAGTCAAGGTAGAACACGAGGCCTGACGGGAGGTTCATCGGTTGAACTGACACGAAGTCCTTTGCAGCGATTTCACCGAAAATCTTACGAACCAACGGAAGTGCGACTCCACTCCATTGCTCCGCGTTTGCGGTGGTACCGGTGCGCGAGGCCTCGTCAATCAACTGACGTGCCTGGTTTTCGAGAAGAATAGCCATACCGTGACGGTCATATTCCCTCTCTACACCTTCCAAAAGACCACTACCTTCCCACTTTTTCACGAGGCCTTTTGTTGCGTTCAAAAGCGACACTCTTGGATTTGCACCCGAAAGTAGCTTGTTTAACGCTTCATTAAGATTACCCATTTTGTTTCTCCATTATGGATTGATTATTTGTTTTGCGACTCTTACAAGAATTTCTTGATGGTCTGCTTTCCACTTCCAACACCACTAAGTTGTTTGAACCTTGCTGCCAAATCCTGACCTTCGGTCAAAACTGTCGGCTTGGTTGAACCCACTGGTTTTGAAGCTGTCTGACGTGTAGGTTTCTTCGACTCATTGATTTTCGTACCCTTCAACTTGAAGGATTCTGCTAACGTTGCATAGACCAACTTGACTTCACGAATCGTATTCGCGCGGTCTATTGCCTCTATGACACGCAATTTCTGAGCTTCAGAAAGACTTGCACTTCTGAACAACTTGTTGGAGTAGAGAAGTTTTCCGTTCAAGAGATTGATTTCATTCAACTTGTTCTTGAGATAGATAACTACCTTGCGGTGTTCCTTCAAAGACTTCATAAGGCGAGTGTTTTCGGTTTTCATCAAATCGAACTCCTTCTCCTTTTCGTCATCTTCTGGTTCACCCTCTGCACCCATCTCCCCTTCAATCTCCTTTACGAGATTTTCTAGGTCGAGTTCCTCTTCCTCTGCGCCCGGGCCTTGTCCGAAAGGTTTACCCTCTCCGCCAATTCCTACTGGGTCTGCGTCGGTTGTTGGTTGCGTTTCTGTTGCAGTTTCCGAACCACTACCAGCATCAGGAGCAATTGCACCGGCTTTTTCCTTCTCCGGGTCTGCACTCTGATCTGCGGTAATGTCTACTGCCTCTTCTGCAGGAACTCCAGTTAGCTTCTCAGCATCTTCCTCACCAGGAGTCTCTTCGCCAGCGAACGGTTCGTCATTCAACTCACCTTCCTCTGCCTCCAATTCCTTAATGATGGCTTCAAGTTCTACTGCATCTTCATCTGCCTCTGAACCTTCCTCACCAGGAACTCCTTCTGCACCTGGTTCAACGGCGATGTCTACTTTTTCACCTGGCTCTTCAGGAACTTCAATTTCTGGTGCTCCCTCTTCACCCGGCACTTCCTCACCAGGAACTTCCTCTCCAGGAACTTCTTCCTCTCCAGGAATTTCCTCTTCATATACTGCAGGAACGTACTTTGACTTTCCGGAATCGGTTGCGGTTTCGGAACCACTTTCCTCACCATCACCTAAACTACCAACTGCACCGGCCTTTTCCGCCTCAGGATCTGCACCCTGATCATTTGTTGCGTCCTTTCCTTCTCTCTTGACTTTCATTTCGTTCTTGTGAACTATTGTCGGGTCAAGTCTCTTCTGGTCCTGATCGAATCCAGTTGCGAGCTCATCGGGTTCTTCCTTTGCGAAATCACCCTCTACGCCTTCGTCCTCATCTTTCAGCGCTTCCTTAACTTTCGTTGCGTATATCGACTGAAGTTTTCCGTTGAACGCTTCTTGAAGTGCGAATTTCGCATTTGCGAGAGATACGGCTTTCACCGACTTCGCAGTTGCGATAGCTTCCCTCAATAACGGGTCACCGCTTTGGACTTTCTTTACCGGTTTTACTGCCGGCTTAACTGCTGTTTTTGCCATTTGTTTTTCTCCAAACATTACGTTTTGGAATCAACAATCATTAGATGGGATTGTTATAGGTATGATTAACGATGGTACGTAGCACCGTATGGGAATAGCAACGATGCATTTTTACATCAATAAATATAAGGGAACGGGAGATTTCGTATCATTTTTGCGAAAATTGCGAAATTATTCTGTGGTGATAATTCTTCCGTCATACCAAACTTCTATGAACATACAACCAAGATGATTGACTATTTCTTGTTTTCGTCGTTTATCGCGCACTTTTGTTCTTTCGTGCGCTCGTTCATAATACTCAATCACCACATTCTTTTTCTTGTCATATCCATCCACGGAGTATCCAATGATATGAACTTCTCCCCCATTTTCAGCGTGTTTGAAGTCATATCCATTTTTCTGCCCATACTCGATTATTATTTGACACGCCGTTGGATTAAAACGAGGACATATTTTATCAAGTGCGGCTTCTCGCATCTTTCTTCGTGTTATTGAAGTATGATGTTTTCCGAACATAGGATTATTTTCACCACTAATGTTGGCGTGATTATGACTTATTTGTTCTCTTGTTTTTTTAGAATGGTGTGTTCCAAATCGAGGATTATTCTCACCTTTTATTCCGAACATTGGGTGATTTTTACCACTCACAGCGCAACTTTTACATACACCATTTCGTTTTTCTAACTTTATCATATCATATTTTCTACGATATGTAAGTTTTTTACCGCACTTAGGACAATTTCGAGTTTTTTCAGATAACATTACAACCCCCTTAACTTTTCTTCTGTAACTGCCCGCCGATTTCGCGAAATTGCTCTCATTCTTACTTCTCGTTTCACATCTGATGGTTTTCGGAAAAACTCGTGGCGCTGTAAATCTATTAACGTTTTTCCGTCTTTCATCATTCGTTTCAACTTCTTTAAGGCCGCGTCCAAACGGTCTTGGTCAAGAACTTCAACCATCATAGGACGCAAAATTCTATCGTGTTCTGAAAACCTTTTTCCTTGTTTCTTCATTGTACTGCCCTTTCTGTTATGGTGTTGCTTTTCCTGCTTCCCATTCCGTCGGTACTGAACCACTCCACGGGAACGGTTGTCCTAGTACATAATTCGGACTACCGATTACATACACTGATGCCGGAATCACTGTCCACAAGGAACTTGTACCGCCATTTAATAGAGTGCCTGTATTTACCGCGTCTACAATGATTGACAAAATACCGGTCACGTTATCATATGTTTGTAGAACACCTTCTTGGTATTGTGTTGCAGATGCAGACAACGCGCCACTCGTAGATGAAGAAAGTGCTGTGCCCGTCATTCTAACGCGATACAGTTCTCCTTGCACCAAATTTCCCGTTACAGGGTATCTCAATCCACCAGGATTAAGAAGTGTGATACTCGTTGCACCAAGAGCAATAAGGTCTGTCGAGTTAGAATATCCGAGGAATGGAGTGAGTGTAGTCTCAAATCCACTGAATGTGTTGAATCCCATTTTGTTTTCTCCGTTATGCGAATGATGAACTTACGATTATACCATTTGTTACATTCAATGTTATTGTCGTTCCTGAACCATCTTGCGAACCGACGGTAATTACATACGTATGCGAAACACCTGCAGGTGGAGCACCACTTGTACCACTCGTCCCACTGGTTCCGGAAAATCCGCTTGTGCCTGACATTCCACTTGTACCAGAAGTTCCACTCGTACCACTCGTACCAATTCCACTTGTACCAGAAGTTCCACTCGTACCACTTGTGCCCGAAAATCCACTGGTCCCACTCGTACCACTGGTTCCACTGGTACCTGATGTACCGGAGAATCCACTAGTTCCTGAAGTTCCACTCAATCCACCTGCCTGACCACTTGTACCACTAGTACCACTCATACCAACTCCACTCGTACCGGAAGTTCCACTGAATCCACTTGTTCCACTGATGCCGCCTGAGTTTGCAAATACACCGTTATATGCAATGACTGTACCACTTGCAAGTTGAATATCGGTAAAGACTCCTTGAATCGAAGTGTTCGATGGAAACGTAGGGCCTACAGAACCAGAATCCGATCCTGAAAATTCTGAAAATACTGAAGCGGATACGACATAGATTGTCTGCCACGTACCCGTATGTTTTGCAGTATCACTGATCGTCAATGAATTTATCGGTGAAACTAGATTGATTGGTGATGGATTGTTTATAGGGTCGTAAATCGAACTGTAATCATACATCGCACCCGTCGCACCTAATGAACCCGTATATTGAAATTCCTTGATACTCATTAGTTTTCATCTCCAGTATCGTACTGTGCGTAATTCTTTGTCGCGTATTCATTGCACTCATTGAAATCATCCTTCTTCACGAAAAACTCGCAGAACTCTACTTGCAATCCTGTACGTTCCTTCCAATCCTTACGCAACACTTTGAATCCTTTCTTCTTCAAGTCCTTCTCAAATTCCTGACCTTGTTCATAACGCAACTTCGGCACAGGCAATTTCACCCAATCTTCTTTCGGATAGTCGTCCGTTATGTCCTCTAACATAAGTCCCATCAACTGTTCATTGAGTTTCTTTTTCTTTGCAAGAAGATTACGATACTTGGTCGTCTCGAAGAACCTCTCCTCATTTGTAAATCGGTTCTTATTTACCTTGTAGTAGTGTTCCTTCAACGAAATTGCTTTCAATCCGGTTTGGATTTCCTTTACTTGAGCACAATTGCAGTTTTCACGACCGCAGACCGGGCACATTGCACCCAATTCTTCACCTACCTTTGTTAGTTTTGGTTTTACTTTGCCTGTTTGTGGGTCGGTGTAAGGACGTTTTTCGATTCCTTTTACCTTCGTCGGGTCACCACTTGGCAAATTAGATTTCGGTGATGTGAATTTTGGTTTCAATACTTTTGGTAGTTTCTGTGCAACTTCTTCAACTTCCTCTTCCTTTCCGCACGGGCATTCCGACAATGGCATACCGCAATGCTCACACTTCTGTTCTGCACCTTCACTTGTATTCCACACCGTTTCAACATATTCATTGTAATCAATGGGTTCCTTTCCATTTTTCTTACAACGCGCTACATAGTTATCATATCCTTCCTCTGCTTCTGAAAATTCATTCACTTGACCCTCACCGACACTCAACTTCTCACCGGGGATTGCGTTTGCAATCTTTCCAGGTTCATCTTGCGTACCCTGTTGCTGAGCGTAGTCGTCAATGATTTCAAAGTAACGTCCTAGAACCTTACCCGAATCTTCGTAGAGTGCGGTCATACGCTGGTTCACTGTATGCGCTTCCCTTGCGAGTTTGGTGAAGTCACCAACATACTTCTTCAACTCGTTCATATTCCTCTTCACGGTCACACCGTCAAACCAATTCTCACCGTCCGGTCCGCCTGTTTCTTTCATAAGGTATGCGTCTGCGTTCTCTGAAATCTGTCCAAGTTCCTCTGCAATCTTACGAATGTCACCCATCTCGTAAAGTTTCTTGCCAAGTTCATTGAACCTTTTCACCTTGTCCGCAAACTCACCTAGTTTCATACCTAGTTGTTTCTTGAGTGTGTTTTGGTTAGTTTCGCCCATACCGTATCCGATTTCCGTGAGGACTTTCTTTAACATTCTCTTTGCCATTTTGACTCTCCTTGAATGGTCTGTTATATCAATAAATATCATCGCTTTACAAAAACTTCTCAATAAACTCTTCCATCATCATATCATTGAACCACTTGTTTTTTGAAGGAATGGACACGTCTATTTTAGAATATGGTTGTTTTGGAAGTACACTTATCATCGTTTTCTTCGCAGCTTCAGATGGCTTCTCAAATTCGAACCACTGATTTCCCATCCCCCATTTACTCATCCCGCCTCTCACAGCACCGACTTTATACAAGGTCGAATACAAAGTGGGGTCGCCAACATCAATCATACCTTGAATGAACTCTTTCCAATCTTCGGCAGATTGATTCGATTTCTTAGGCCATTGTCGTCTAACTGCGGAAAGAAGTGATGGAACTTTCCATACAACTTCACCGTGTAATCCTTTGTTTAGCATATCCCCAGTTATGAGTTTTCCATTTGGTTCAATGACGAATGACCCAGCACCCATTTCCATAAGAAGTCGTTTTGGTAGCATTTCAACCAACTTGGTCAAATTACTTCTCCACGGTGATATAGTTCTTTTGTCCGTACACTCTTGTCTTGTATCCAAATTCCTTTTCAATTGCCGGTGCGTATTGTGCAAGGTCGTTCTTTATATCCGTTCCGATGGTCAATTTTCCATTCTTTACTGCTGACCTTGCCGGGAACGGAACATTCTTTCTCAACCATTGATTTATACGAAGATTTGTAATCTCTGGTTGGATAAGTTCTTTCAGCCTACTCTGAAATTTCGGCTTACTTCCGGGTGTCGGTCTATTCTTCATTGTCTGTGTCTTTTCTGCGGCAGTCAATCCTAAATCTGCCTTCTTCTGTCCAATATCCGCAGATTGTTTCGTGAGATTTTTCTTAGTCACTGGGTCAGGTGCGTTCTTACGCGACTGACTAATCGACCTTTGTTGTTGCGTCATTGACGACATATCAGCACGCATCTTGTTAATTTGCGCTTTCTCTAGTTCATCACCTGAGAGTGCGCCTGTGGTGTCCGCTTCTTTTACTGATTTCGGAGAACATTTACTGCAATACAATTCTCCTTCTTTCCTAACCGTTTCCCCACAACCAAGGCATTTCGCTTCTTTCAACAAACTCATTAGTTTCATTACATTGCTCCAATACGTGACACGACCAAATCCAAGAATCCTGACATTTTCTTAATCTCCGTCTTTTCCACCTTCAATCGTTCAAGGTTCTTTTGGATTGCGTTATCGAATGTAGTGTTGTAGTTTGCACCCTTCGACTTCTTAATCATTGCCACCCAAATGACAGCTTGAAGTTCGTGCGGTTTCATATTGTATTTCTGCGCCTGTTCTGCGGTCAATTTTGCCATATATGCGTAGTTCTTTGACTTCGCAAGGAGTTTTGATTTCTCCTTCTTACCCATATATGGATAGAAGAATGACGCCATCCACGTGTCAATCGTTGCAGGCATCCATCCCCACTCAAACTGATATGTAGGTTCGAGAAGATTCAACGTGAAAGAGAATATCTTCTCTGCGGAAATGACTGTATCCTTTCCTAATTCCCCCGATTTCTTCAAGTGCTTTGACATTTCCGAAACGACTTCTTGACGACTAAGTTTGTATCCATTCGATTTGTACATACGCAACGTGCGTTGTAGGTTTCCAAGATACGCACCCGTGAATCTTGCACCACTGATAAGTCCTTTGACCGTTTGAAGGTCTTGATACTTACCTTCATTCTTCATTGCGTTATGAACCTTCGGATCTTCAACAAATTGTTCCCATTCTGTTTTCTTCTCTGGGTCTGCAAGGTCTTTCTTGATACCGATATACACTTGTGATGCAAGTCGGAAGTTGGTTGCGAGTGTCGTCTGTACGGCGAATATCGCAAGTAACATCAACATCAACGTTCCATCCGAATCACCAAAGGTATTGAGAATCTTCTGATTTATTTCGGTGTACCAATCCTTCGCAGAAAGACCTACCTTGATAAATTCGTCAAGGTTGTTGAGAACCGACTTGTCTACCGCGACAACAGCACCACTCTTTTCAATGTCTGCGGACGGCATAGTAAGATATTCAGGACCTTCTTTCTCTTCCAAAGGTTGTTCTGTTATATCTTCGATGTTCCCACCGAATCTTCCAACCAAATCACCAAGCGACTGATACTGCTGCGGATTGAGATGAAACTCTTTGTCCGCTCCCTCTGATAAAACGATCTCTTTCAATTGTCCGTGGGTACGTTCCCACTCACCCGCCGCCATATTCAACCACATAATGATGTCGGCAACGACTTTGAATGGTGGTGGAACTGGGTGTAGACCGGACTCTTGCGCAGCCTTCTGAATACTCCATCCCCAGAATCCATCTGCGTTCTTTATCTTGTTTAGGTCAACTGCTTTCGGTGGATAATGGACTTCGTTAAGAGCTTTGCGTACCATCGGACGAATCATTTCCTTCAATTGTGTTTTTGTGATGGACTTCTTCATTTACGCCCACTCCTTGTTGACTATTTTTGGTTCCACCTTCGTCTTGATATATTTCTGGAGACGAAGTGCAGATTCTTCTTTCGGTAGACCATAGACTCCCACAATACGAGCGTGGTACGCAGCATATTTCTCAGGGTCGTGTTTGTATGCTGCATATTCAAGTGCCCAATCCAATGGTTCCTTTAGGTATCCAGCTTTGTCCGTTCTCCACATCAACAACTGCAACGCGGTGTACTTACCACTATTCCTCAACACGAATTGAATGTGTGCAATGTACTTATCACTAAACTGCGTTTCGAAGTAATGCCAGTCTGTTTCATTGAAATCTATCGTGTTGTTGATAATATACTTCTGGAAATTCGTATTTCCGTATTTGTTCACCACCTTCTCAATGCGTTCAAGTTTTTCTTTCGCCCATCTGAATCCCAACATATAGTTGGGATTGTTGTAGAACGATTTCTCACTGGCATCTTTCTTCGCTTTGTCGAATGAAAATCCCTCTTCCACTGACTCATCTTCTCCTGTCTTGACAGATGAGAAAGTATCACGCACACCTGATGAACTCCAAAATGACTTTGACTTAACACGTTGTGTGAGATAGGTATATGCTTTTTGCAATCCTAGTCGTTCAACCAACCACCTTACGGGGTCTTTCTGAATCGCATCGAAGTCCTCTGACTTGATAGTGACGGCATAAGACGGGTGGATTCCCAATGGGTAATTCCATATCAATTCATTCTTTCCGTCTGCGTACTTTTCAACACCAAAAAACAAGTCGTGATTATAGAGAACCTTCAATAGTTCCTTCGGCGCCCATCCGGGGAATTTCTTGTGTGCCTTATCTGTCAAATCTTCCCACTTGCGTTGTGTTGCAAGGGGTGTGATTCTATCGTGTGGAAGTTTCAATCCCTCTTGTACCTTGAGCGACCCTTCTGCGGTTATCTTAATCGCGTGAGGACTCATTTTTCGAACTTCTTTGAAAGACATTCCCTCTTTCATATGCGACTCACCATCCGCAGAATACACATTGAACTTGCGCGGTTGCATACCCTCACCGACAGCCTGAGGCCCACTCGCAACCTTATTCATCAAATCCCAATCACCATCACCAGGAACATCCTTTTTCAATTCAACAGGCAAACCACTACCATTTTCAACCTTCACAATAGTTCCTTTTGGAATTACCTTGACGGCCTCTTTGAATGGAAACTTTTTCTTCCTTTCTTCCCACGACTTGTCATAAAGTGCGAGCGTAAGTTCTTTCTGTCGAAGTTGATGTTCATACTCTTTCTTCTGCGCAACTGACTTGAGTTTATTAGGTGAATCAATCAATTTCCTCAACAACTCAATTTCGTATTCAAGTCTATCTCGCATATTTGGGTCAAGAGTTTCCTTTTTCAAACTTCCCAATTTCGCCATCTTCTCTTTGTCCATCTGTTTTCTAATTGCGAATTGGTCGTGGTATCCCTTGTCACCTTCTGGACCAGCAGGCCATTCATCACGTGGACACTCATCCATTTGCGATACTCGCTTCAAGTCCGCAGTTAACTTGTCCTTTCTCTGTTCAAGTGCATCTACCTTAGCGTGCAGATCGTAGTTATTGGACTTGTAACTCGGTGAACCTTTGATACGTTTGATTGCATCGTAGATTTTCTTCAAGTCCTTCTGGATCACATCTACTTTTGGATTCGATGCCTCTTTCTTGATTGAGTTCATATTCTCGTATGCGTTTTTCCACGCGATTTGTTCTGGATTACCCCTACCTATCTGGACAATTGGTGGATTTGGTCTGTCATAAATCATCCAAACGTGGCCTTGAAGTGATAGTGCTTTCGGATATTTCTTCAACACTTCCGCTTTGTAGTCCATTTATCCGACCCTCTTTCCATTGATCGCTACGATGTTCTTTTCATCTGCAATTCCAGGCGTACCATTCGTGCCACCCATATTGAGTACCCACAAGTTCTGTTCACGATTGAAGATACGCGCCTTTCCGGTAATTTCCTTTCCGAATCTAGTCTTTATGGTAACTCTGTCACCATTTCTTATCTGACTGACGACACCGGTTCCAAGTTCATTCAATTTACCTTCATCCCACGTATTTTTCTCCGTACCGCCCAATTCGTGGGTCATTTCAGGCCATACATAATCACCATTCGGTAGTTTCTTGATATATGCTCCACCGAACGATTCCTTACTTGCAAGGTCACTGAACGCGAGATTCAATCCTGGATGCATCTGACGCATCGTCTTTACTTGTGCAGCTGACATTTTAGCATTGTGTTTGAGAAACGCATCTCGCCAAAAGTTGAGAGCCTTATCGTCCGATTCCTTTCCGGGTGTGTATCCCTTACGTTTTGGTGTTGTACCTTTTGTGTTCTTTTCCTTACCATACTGCGGAATTGGGTTTCCAGGATACTTAGGTTCCTTTTCTTTTTCGTCTTTCTTCTTTTGGGCAACAATCTCTCCACTGTGTTGTGCAGCAAAATCGGTGTATTTCTTATCACTCTTATCTTGTTTTCCACCTGCGAACGAAACAAGTTTACCATTCTCTATTGCGTGTGTTTGTTTTCCTTTCTTACCATATCGTCCAAATCCCATATAGTCAAGTCCAAGTTGTTTTGCCTTACGACCAGCTTCGGTTTCTTCCTTCACAATTTCCACAACGATTTCACGAAGAACGTTTGCGTTCTTTGATTCGAACTTCGTCATAGGAGTTTTGGTCAAACTCTTATAGTATGGTGCCCTAGGGTCAACCAAACCAAGTTGTCCAAGTGCTTGCATAATATTGTGATAGTTCTCATTCTCAAGTTTGAGTAGAGTATCTTGTGATACTGGTGCAATACCTTTCAGTATCATACCCAACATTTTCACATACTGTGCCCACTTCGACTTACTATCACGAATCTCACCGCCTGATTGGACTCCAAGTTTTTGAAATACCTTGTTGTCAATCTGCATCAACTTATCTGCGGTCATACTTGTCGCCTCGTGGAGTTTACCTTCCCACTCTGGTTCCTTTTCCTTATACCCACACGAACACGAATGTTGACCAGTTGTCTTATTCATACCCATCGACTTACCACACTTCGGGCATTGGAACTTCTCATTTCCCTCTCCGACTATCGCACCACCTTTTCCTATCTTTGGGTGTTTGACGTGGTGTTTCTCTTCTAGGTGTGTAAGTGCTTCTTGTGCATTGTGTCCGGCAACCGCACCACACGTCTTGCATTTCCATTCATTACCTACCTTTGGTTTGTATACGGCAATGTCTGTTGGACTCATACTTAATTCAGACAACTCTTCGGAATTACACTTGTTCACGTGTTTGACGTACTCCGGCATATTCTTGAAGTCTGCACCACAATTCGCACACGTGTACTTTCCAAGTCCTTCCCTCATAGGTTTTGGTGTTTTACAATCACACCAACTACATTGTCCGGTTTGTTGATTGTGTTTTCCCATAGAGTGACCGCACCCACATACTTGTTCCTCTTCCTTCAATTTACGACCTTGAACAACAATTGTCTTTCCACTATCAAGTTTGACTTCAACCGCACCAGATAATGAACCAGTATTCACGTGCGTTATTGTACCGGGGCCTTGGTCTGTCTGTACTTGTTTTCCAACTTTCAAGTCGTAATAATCTACTCCTTCATTCAATCCTTCTTTATCTTGACAAGTTGTACACAAACCACTATTGTTCTTTGGTGTATCCGCACCACAATTTCTGCACTTCATAACCTTGACATTACTCAATTCCTTTTCTTGCCAAGATTTCGATTCGTCTTGTTTGCCTTTCCAGTATGGTTCCCATTGGTCAAACGGCATTACAGGTTTTCCAGCCTTCTTCATATGGAGAGTGTACTGACCATATGCTTGTTTTGGGTCTGCGGTTGCACGTGCCTTGTTGATTATATCACTACGACGTGATGCTTCAATTCCTTCCTTGCGTTCCTTGTAATCCTTACCAGTGATTCTCTTGATAATTGCTTTGGACTCTTCTTTGTTCGGCCCACCCATCACACCTACCATTGCATCGGGCATATTCATCGTCTTGTATGCAATCGCGAGTTGGTGCTTATCAAAGACATTCATCTCTTTCTTCTCGTCCATCTTCTTTGGTGTATAGTCGTGACCGGTAATCTGTTTAATAACTTCCGTTGCTTGGGCCGTGTTCATACCATCTTTCACAACCTTGCCGGCAGGCATCTTCAATACTTTGTATGCAACCGCGAGTTGGTGTTTCTTCTCAGGCGGGAGTTCCTTTACGATCTCACTAAGGGATGGTGGAATGCCTTCCTTCACACTGCCACGCACATTGTTGTTTTCCAACCAATCTTCTGCCTCACCGGAATCCTTAAACTTCGGAGTACCTTCGATCTTGTCACCACTTTCATCAAAGAGGAATCCATCCTTGAGATTGAAGTAAGGCCAATCCATTCCTTCTTTGAGAGCAGACTTGACTTCATTGCGGATGAACGAGACGAGTTTGTTTTCTTTCTTCGGTTTTCTCTTGGGAAGTCCCTTCGTCGGAGTAGATGCAAAATCCTTCACGTCTTTCTTACTGACGTTCTTTGCAATCTTCTTTGCTGGGTCTGATACACCCTTTGTCGAACGTTTTCCGGTTTGAATTGCGTGTGCAATACCGAATAGTGCTTGTTGCGCTTTGCTAGTTGCAGGCATCTTATTCTCCCTTCTTTATTCCCTTCGGAAGTAGTTCTGTAAGTTTCGTACTACCGACAACATATGGTGTTCCACCTTTATGAAGAATCACCACATCCTCTGGTCTCACTTGACGTGCGAATTTTTCACCTTGAACATCAACTTGTAGTTGTCCTTTATCGCCAAGCGCAAGGAAGTATCCACAAACAGTACCTTCCTTGTTATCTTTCTTTATACGGACTGTCGTTCCTCTTGGAAAATGCCTTGAAACCCACGTAGGTTTCAATGAGGACTCTGACACTTTCATCGTCTTTCTATTTCCATACAATCGTTCCCACGCCATACGAGTAAGTTTTCCCGTACCGCCACATCTCTGACAATCTTCGTGTCCGGTTTCACCCGTACCTTGACACGCTGGGCAATCTACATTCTCATCTGCCTCTTGGAATGGTGCTGCGGCTCGGTCGTCCATATTCTCATACAAGTCTTTGCGTCCCGTACCCCTACAATCAGGACACACGTGACCAGCTTGAACATATCCTTCTCCACCACAATTGTAGCAAGGTTCTCCCTTATCGTCTTGTTCCCACTCACTGCCCTCTTTGACGGGATGCAATAAATCGTGTGGAGAAATGTTACCGTACTGTTTGACCGCGTGAGGATTCTTTGGACACGACTTTTCGTGCGACTTGATTAACCACTCTGAACGCATCTGACCGCAGTATTGACATTTCTTCTTTACCGTGTTCGATACTTCTTTGATTGGCGTAGCGGTCTTGATATACTGATTTATTTTCGCGACGGCCTCCGCAGCACTCTTTACTTGCACCTTACGGAACTTCTTTGCCCATCCGTGACCACCACTGAATTGTTCCAACTTTCCGTTGTTATAGAAATGGAAACGTGTGTACCTTGAATTTTCAAGGATACCGTTGTGCCAATCTTTCTTCTCGTCCAATGAAACCATTAGAAGTATAGAGACGTTCTTTGCACCACCCAATGTAGACACTTGCACACTGACGACCGGCGCCTCAATCTTCTCTTGAAGGAATTTTGCGGTTGCAGTTGCACTCGGAACAGTTCCGAAGTCTGAACCGGCCTGAAATACTGGTACGACTCCTAGCGTTTTATCATCCGCTTCGATTTGGATGCCTGGCCCGTGTTTACTTGCAAAACGTTTGTTCCACGTCTGCGTATCGTCGTCTGCGTTCCACACACTACCGACTTCATCTTCTTTCACTACCTTTGCGTCTGGTTCTTTATAGATACTATCACCCGCAGGGTGCGTAACTGACGGATGCAATTTGTGTTTCTCTTCCAAGTGTTTATGTACTATCGTCCTATCTTGTCCGCCTTTGCCAAGTTCCTTACCGCACAAGTCGCACACATACTGACCGCGTTTAGGCGCCCAATGGGCAACCACATTTGCTGGTTTGAAAATATCAGACCAACCCGACTCTTTCATTATGCTCATTAGTTTCATTGATTCTCTCACCTTAAGTGGTTCAATCATCAGAACCACGGGATTGATATGCAGAATGAACGCAACGTCCATTCGTGTGTTACCACCAAGAACCCGCATATAGTTTCCCTTCTTCAAAACCATTGGATACGGAACGGGTTCACCTTTCTTGTATCCTTTGATAATCCTATCAACGTCTCTTGGATACTGATAGCCGGATACCAAATCTTTCAATCCTTCAATCGAACGTTCTTTGCTACGATATTCGATTCTATTGTCAATCGAAGGTGATACTTCGACTTTCCTTGCACGTTTTACCGCACTCTTGAATGTATCGAAGTCTGGCCACAAATCCCACATTGGATTTTTACCTTGAATGTGTCGGACATATTCCCAATCCCATTCATTCTTGATTTCCGTATCGGTAGGATTGCGCCATTTTGCGTTCATTTACTTTCCGATTTCTACGAGAATGTCCGTGATGATTTCGTTTATGCGCCCGTATTTACCTTCAATTGCTTGGCGCACTTTTGATTCGTTGACTGGACGCAAGAACGCACCGTGAGTAGATGGATTCGACACAAAGTCAAACGCAATGAGTTCAAAGTCATTCTTGACTTCAACCTTTCCACCACCTACTTCATCAACCGAACCAAGTCCACGCGAAGAAATTCCAAGCTTGATACCTGCGCGGAACAATTCTTTGAGAATATTACCAGCTGGTGTTCCCAAAACTTCAACTTTGCCCATCAAGTCGTCCCCACTCCACCACATTTGAAGTATGTTGTGAGACGTATTTTGTAGGTTGACCACGGACGAATCCGGATGGTCAAGTTCTCCTAATGCCCTATGTTCCTTAACGAGAGTCATATACTTCTCTGATTCCCTTTCAAGAATAGGGCGCGGATAACTACGTCCATTCTGATTGTACGCATTTGCACGTTGCAAAATGCCGGAGACGATAAGTCGTCCGTTATTCTGCTGGAGTGATTCTAACACCATCTGCGGTGATACCGAAAATGGTAGTACGTCTACTAATAGCATTTTGTTACTCATTTTTATCTCCACTTCCTTGTAATGGCATCTACAGCTTCTGCCGCAGTTTTGAAAATGATAACACCATCTTCATCGTGACATAAAACACCACCTTCGGTCTTTACTGAAAATCCACCTTTGTTTGGGACAATCGTATGTTTTAGATTGCTCCTTGTTTTGAAAACCTTTCCCTTAATATCTGGTTCTTTTCCACCACCAAGTTTTTTCTGTTGTTCCTTATAGAGATTTTCAATGTTTGCACGATACGTCGAAAGTGCCTTTGCGAATTGATTCCATTGTTTACCAATTCCTGTTGCAACGTCATTGAAATCAGCTTCTCTTGCCGCCTCAATGAATCCGTGATGGGTTTCATCGAATTTTTCTTCGACGCCATCCATTTCTTCTTCAAAGTCGTCCGCAAGAACTTGAACGTCCTCTGGTGTAGGATTTCCACCGTGGAACGCAAGTTCATTTACTCTCCCATTGTGTGTTAATGTTTTGATTTGTGCTGTCGGAAGTAGTTCAACAAGTTTCATTCCCAAATTATCGAATGACTCATTCACCTTTCCTTCCTTGACATTCATAACGACATTGTGAAGTCGCGTGTTTCCCTCTAGTCCCGCTGCCTTTGCAAATCTCTCTGCATCGAAACGTGGATTGTCCTCTCGGAACATCTGAATGAGTTCCGTCGCGAGCATCTCTTGGTCTTTGCCGTGCATCTTTTTGAGAAGGTCGGCGAACTTCTGAAAGTGTTGTCTACTGAATGCCATTGTTATCTCCCTTATCTGAACTTGATACCATCGTTGGTGAACTCTAGGTTGATTTTACGTACCTTGCGTTTTGCAGCTGCAATGACCAATTTTCTAAACCACGAAATATCCACAAGTACATCAATCAATTCTTTCAATTGATGGGATGGCATTATACGTGGTTGAGAATCGAAAATCACATCATCGTAATCGTCCACACCAACATAGACGCCAGGCGGTTCATTACCAACTGACACGGTTATTTCTTCGTTGATTTTCTTTTTCTCTGGCTTGTTTATCGCCATCAACGTTACGAGTTTCATATCTTTCATAGGTGTCCCGGCCCGTGGTCTTTGGGCACGCTCCTTGTTACTTTACGTTTCGTTCCATAGACGTGATGCACGTCTTTGTTCTTCATCTTCTGTTTACCGTTACGTTTCACTGCCTCACGTCTCGCACGATTACGTTCCACACGGTCTGCGGTAGTCTTACGCAAGTGTGCGCGGACTTTCGCTGGGTGTTTCGCATTGTATCTGCGAGTACGTTCTGTTGGTGACAATGCTTCTTTTAGAATGTCCATTAGTCGTATCATCACTTATCCCAGATTATTATGAAGTTGCAACCAAGATGATTTCGAATTTCGATTTCCCTATTCGAATCGTGTCGAACTTGGTTGTTATGATGTTTCTCATATACTTCATAGATAGTGTTTGTTTTTGGGCAATACCCATCTGCAACATATCCAATTCCTGTATCCCACTGCCTCAAAATTCTTACACCATCTTTCTTCTCTTGTTCATCGAGAAGTTGTGTCTCATTTTTACCAATGTTGAAGTATGGATACGCATTGTGAGACTTCATATAATCAACAACAGACTTCCCAAGTTTGCGCCTTTCTCTCGCATCCGAAAATCGTCTTTTTGCCGATTCACTCATTTTTCTCTTCCAATCTTTCGAAAGAGGTTTTTCTATTCGTTGCTCTCGGAGTATCTTTTTGGTTTCATCAGTATGATGTTTTCCATAAAACGGATTCTCTTTCCCGACAAAACACACCTTTCCTTTATTCCACGTAGGGCGTCCTACTTTACAACAAGACCCGCACTTTCTATTTTGTCGTATCGCCTTTCTCCAATTTTCCCTTCGCGTATACGATTGTTTATGTCCGCACTTTGGACACTTTCTTATAAACTTCATTTGTAGTACTCCCAAGCTGTCTGACTACCACTGGGTGAAAAATCATCGTTGAAATACTTCTTCAATTCATCTTTGTCATTCGGATTGCTTATCCTATCAATTGCGCGACGGAATGATTTGATTTTCTCAAACTTCGGGTCGTCCACCATAAGAAGATAGTCGAGCATCTTCATATACAACACACGTGCATCACTTCCCACCAATGTAGGTTTGTGAGAATCTTGACCATATACTTCCACCAAACGTTTGACATTGTACTTATGTTCCTCTGTCAAACCGGCAAATTCCTCACCGTGTTTCTTAGGGTCAAGAATTTTGTATCCCAATTGTGTCGCAATCTTTTTCTTCTTCTTATCCGCGTCAAGTCCTACGTCTGAAAATGCATATGGAGTTTGGAACGGTCCAGTTGCACTACCGGCAGGACTACCACCACCGGTGGAACTTGCCTCACTCAACATTTTGGAAAGGTAGAAACGTTTCTTACCTTCCCTATTCGTTGCACCGAATTTCTTTTCAAGTTGTGCAAGGTATCTCTGAGCGGTTTCTTTGCTCAACTTCGTTCTTACGGCCTTGGCGGTCATTCCCTTCTGCACAGGATTCCGAATGATTTCCCACTGACCATCATCCTTCGATTCCATTGCGGTGCCAGCACGAATCGTGCCAGCCACGTTTGGGGTATTTTTTAAGTCCAAGTATGGGTGTTTCTTTTGAAGGTCAATGTCACTCTCTTCTTTGGCCTTCACATATTGGTCTACCGCTTCTCTTACTGCAGGTCGGAGCAACTCTTTTAAGCGACTTCTCTTCATTTTGTTCTCTGAAGTTCATCTATAAGTGAATAGTAGCCCATAAACGCTGCAAGGTTATCATCGGTCACTTCACGTCCCTTGATAATTGTCGGAAGTTGTTTCACGACCTCCATCAGTTTAATCTTCGTGACTTTATCAGTGACCTTTGCTGCGAGCGATTCAAGTTCTTTCTTGAGACTTGGAATTTCCGATTCGATGTACTTTTTCAATGATCCGGCCGTATCGTGAATATACTCACGAAGGAGAACCTTTTGTTTGTCTGACAAGTCTTTGTACTTCTCATTAAACTCATTAACAAGAATCTGTGTGGCTAAAAGTCGAACTTCCTCTGGTTGTTTTTCAAACTCTTGGAGAATTTTTGACTTCGGTTCCTCCACCTTTTTGTTCTTACCACAAATGTGTTCCACTAACGTTTGACGCGATTGTGTTATGTCGGCTGGGTCGGTAGGTTCCTTTGATACCGCGTTCTCAAACAATTTGTAAACAGATGCGTACTCTGTGTAGTGCGGTACTGTACTCCCAAAGAACTTATCAACAGGAAACGACTGACCAATTTCCTTGATGATGTTGTACTTTTGGTGCCTTATCTTGCGATTGTCCAAACGCGAACGCGCTTGAAGTACCGCTTCGATAAGAGTACTCGCCTTCGATGAAGAATGGAATTTGTGCTGAATCAACAGATGATAGAGCTCAAGTTCCTTCTGAATCTCGCACCCTTTTGCAAAATGTTCACGGATAATTGCAAGTGCCTTGGAGTTATCGTTCCCACTAATAACGTCCGCAGATACTTGTCTCAATAGAAGTTCAAACAAGATACCCGTATTCTTTATTTTGGAATGTTTAATGCGTTTCATAGGTTCTCACCATTGTTAGAAAACTCAACTATAAATATCGAATCTTACTCATTTATCGCGTCTGCAGCACCGTTTGCATCGTCAATGTCCAGATTCTTTTCATCCAAGAATCCTCCATTTTCTGCACTGGTTTCAACGGGTGTTTCACCTTCAATCGCGAGACTTTCCTTTATCAACGATTTACTCTTCAACCACGTAGGCGGAATGAATCGTAGTCTTGCCTCTGCGCGTTTTGCTTTCACTTTCGGCGAGAGTTCAATACCTTCACGATGTAATGGATTGCCTCCCTTGAAATGATGCGTAAGAGACTTCTCGGTGTCCGTCAATTCTAGAGACTTTTCAATGTCCTTTTGTCCTAACGGGTCGCGTCCTCTTGGGTGAGAATCTTTACCATATTTCTGTCCCTCTGGTGGTCGTCCACCTAAGTCCTTTCCTTCCTTGTACGCTACATTATGCAAGTCTAAGTCGTGATCTTCAGGTGAACTATCACCATCAATCTTACCACCAGCCTGATTGACAGGGATATTCAAGTTAGGTTGAACGTTCATCGGATTTTTCGGGTCGAAGTTGGTTTCACCCATATCAGGTGTCTCTGTATCTATTCCACTACCCTTCGACAATACCGCCATATCGTGTGGTGTACCAAAGGATTGACCCGTCTTAACTGGGTCGTTACCTTCCGATTCAATCTGCGTATATCGGAACGCTCGTTTCTTGTCATTGATTATGTTGTCTCGTTCATCTTTAATTTGTTCGTCATTGAATCCGAATACGTTATGGTACAACCAGTCGCTTGAGAGCAATGGATTGGCTGTCAACGCTTCGTTCGCTAGTCGAACCTTTGTTTCCCACAATGCGAGTTTTTCCTGTTCCGCAATCGTGGAAGGGTTTGTCAATGAAAGTTGGAACGTACCTATACGTTCATCCGTGATGCCTTGTGAGAACAAGTGAATGACAGCAACCTTAGTCAACTCACCAACGATGATTTGTTGGATGCGTTCGATTGTACGTGCAAATCGCACGTCCTCAGCAGCAAGAGTTGCTTTCGCACCGACTTGTTCCTCATAACCCAAGAATGCTTTCGGTATCTTTAATGCGGCCATCATCTTGTTACGTATGTATTCAATATCCTCAATTGCGTTGAACTCAAGTCCCTTGATGGTATCAATAGAAGTCGTACTCTCCCCACCACGGACAGGTAGGAAGAAGTCCTCGGTCATATTCATCATATTGAACTTCAAGTTGTAGTCACCGGTTGCAGGGTCAATGTACGGCGTTTTCTTCATCTTGTCAATGATCTTGGTCATATACTGGTCAATTTCACCAGTCGGTATATTTCCAATGTCAATCTTGAAGATACGCTTTTCAGGAGCACGCATAATACGGTGAATCAACATAGCGTCCTCCATCAATGTCAACTGTTTCCACACCTTACGGGCGGATTCAATCATTGCCTTACCATACGGTAGGAAGTTGGAATCGGAATTGAGGCGGAAGTCTGCGACTTCGTAGTACTCAAAGGTTCCATTTCCATATGCACCTTGTACTTTGAATCGTACAGCGTGCGGGGATTTCGGATCGAAGAACTCTTCCCTTGTACATTCGTACACTGGGATTGGGACAACGTTCACCACACCGAATTTTTCTGATATGTCAAGTTTCAAGTACATATTGCCGTACTTGCACATATTACGAATCCACATCCACAAGTTGAAGTCTATGTTGATAATCTCATAGAACAAGTTGCGGAGAATTTCCACGACTTCTTCATCTTCGGAAGTGATTTTGAGTATGTCACCATACTCATTCTTGGTTGTTGACTCGTCTGCGTAAACGTCCAATGCAGACGCGATAATCGGGTCTGCATCCATAACTTCATAGTCGTTGTACAACTGTAACCTTGAAGTCTGATACGATATTTGGGCGTTATATGAGTACGAACCTGGTTGAAAAACTCGGGCGTACCTATCTATCTGATAGTTGGTCTTTAGACCCATTGACTGAAGGCGGTCTACGTCAATGACGCGAAGTTTCTTCCCACCAAGAGAACGTACCACAACGTCCGAACTAAATAACCTTCGTAAACGTTTGAATAAGTTTCTCTGTTCTGCCATATGAATTACTCCTTTCTAAAAGTCATTATCTCCACGACGGTGGCATAACAAAAGCATTTTGTGGTGCATTTGATTGACTTACAACTGCTTCTGGTCTATTCTTGACTGGTTGTACATCAAGCAACCAACGCAAATCCATAGTTTCGCCATTTTTCAAACGCATCTCATAAGGATCATACCCTAAGACTTTGCTCGGTGTATAGATTCCTTGCGTTACGTGTATCCCTTCCAATGCTTTTCTTGACAAATCAAGTCCACGTTGTTTCAATTTCAATGCCGTGTCCCTAATCAACAATGCGTAGCCTAATGCAAATAATGTATCATCGTGATACCCCGCCATATGGTCTGGGCGGCCATTGACCCATATGAATGTGTATAACTCTCCGATTGCTCGTTTCGAATAAATGAGCAACTGTTGTTCTCTGAAATACTCGTCCAACTTGGAAACTACCAACGGACGAATTTTCGGTCCTGCAGTTATACCCGCAACTAATTTGTGGGTACTGTCAGGTGTTCTCATATCATACTCACGTTTGATTTGCTGTTGAATATCAACAACCATCATATCCGCGCTTGAGTAGAGTAAGTTCTTGTAACCTCTTTCTATAATCTGTTGAATGACTGCCCAACCCATTGCTTGATTTTCGACAACGAGAAGTGCATCATTATATTTCGTTGCAATCTCAACGCAGAGATTACCAAATTCCTTTGTACCTATGAATCCCTTGTATTCCGCGACTTGTTCAAGATTCTCCACGTCAAGAACTTGAAATGCAGATGAGTCTTTACCATCGCCACGTGCAGGATCTGCGGCCACTATATATGTTCCACCGATTCTCGGATATTCCCATATCCATAGATTATGGTCTATATTCGTTTTTTCTCTCGGTGGTTTGCAACGGTTATCTTCGTACCACTTTATGATACTACCTTCAATGACCGTCTCACCTGACGTGATAAAGTCGCAATCGCACTCTTGTGCAGCCTTACGTTTTCCAAGTTTGTTGTCTTGGTTCTGTCTCCACGCCTTGTCTCTTTCAGGATGAACTGACCAATGCAATCTGATTGGATTGAACGCAAATTGCTTCAAGTCCTCTTTCTCTTCTTCCGTCATAATCTGTTCTAGTTCACCATCTTCATTAAATCCAGCAACGAATCCAACACCCTCTTCCGCAGCTGTCCAAACTTTATGGAACAAGTTACCGACACCGTTAGGTGTGGACAACATTATGCAATCTCCACCTGTTGCAAGAGTAAGAGACGCTGCGGCCCATATCGTATCAATGTCTTTGATAAATGCCGCTTCATCAAGAATGAGAAGCGACAATGACTCTGAACGACCGGCTTCCGGCGAACTTGCTTCTGCAAGGATACTTGAACCATTCGTGAACGCAAGTGACAACTTGTTGTCCTCTGTCACCTTTCCACGCAACCACGATGGAAGGTTGTCGTGCATAACACTTACCTTCGTGACCAGGTTCTTTGCAGTACCTTGCTTCGTTGCGATGACAAGAATCTTCTTGTCACTATGGAACAACATCAACCAAAGTGCATACCCTGCAGTAAGTGTAGAAATGCCCAACTGGCGTGATTTCAAAATAATGGTGTACTGACTGTGCATTATTTCATTGAGAGTTTTCTCTTGGAAATCCCACAACTTGAACGGAATTTTTCCTCTCTGCGGATGCTGAATAATGCAATATTTTTTCATAAAATATGCCGAGTCTTTCGCACATCGAGAAAATTCCTCTGATATAATGTCTTTCAGAGACTTTTGATTAAGATTTACCATAGGTTTCCTTGAATCTATTTACATCGTTTACATCATTGATAATGAACCGTCTCAATTCAAACCCATTTGTCTTTGCAATTTCATTTTTCAATACATCGACTCTTTGTTGTTTTGGCGTTCTGTCCGATTCGTTTCGATGCGGCGATAGATTGTTTTCGTTTGGTTTCATATGTTCGTATGTATAGTCCAGCAGTCATAATTATCACCAGAGGAAGAAGTGTATTCCCACCATTATCTTGTTACTCCACGATTCATTCGCCACACCAACTTTATCAAATATCTTATAGTGGAGTGAAAAACTCCATTGCGACGGTGATAAAACGATTCCACCATACAATCTGTCATACGTTGCAAGTCCACCAACACCAAATGTATGAGGCGTTACCGTCTGCAATTGTGGAACGCCTTGAATCTTACGGAACGTTTCGTTATCAAGTACGGAATGCCCGCGTAGGACTACACCTTGCGTTAATGATACTGTTCTGTATTCCCACAACTTTGTCAAGTCATTGAAAACTAACATTGATTCGAAGTCAACTACGTCCATTCCTAATGTAAGGAAATCCAACTTGCCCATCTGTGATTTCACATTTGCGGTAGTCTGCCCCTTGTAGGACACAATCCCTTGTTTACCTTCAAATGGTACTGTCGCTATTGAATCTCCCACCACATTGATATGAGTAAGTTTATCGTTCAATATGTTAATCGTATTGATTGAAAGGTCGTACTTACTTTGTACCGCAACGTACTTGTCTTTCCACGTGTCTTTTTGTGCGTTCAAATTTTCAACCGCAACTGCCATAATCTGAATCGAGTCTCTCTGTTTACTAGACGAATCTGCAAGTGCAGCATAGTTCTGTTTCGCCGTCTGTATACCCGCTTGTAGATCGCGATTCTGTACATATAGACTGCCAATCGTGATTGCAACTGCAAGTATCGCCGCAACAATCCACGTATACTTGGACTTGAGTATTGTCAAAAATAACTTGTCGAACATAACGTGCCTCCTTTACCTTCCGAATAACCCCGTCAAAAAATGCCATATGGTTTGTAGATTAAATGTAAACCCATATGGGTGTGTTAAACTGTTTATGATTATGAACGCAAGAAAAATCGTAAGGATACTTCCCCACACGGTCTTAAATGGTTTGAATATGAAACTAACTTTTGTAACGTTGTGTACCGCTTTGAATAGATTCGTCCACGCACGACCAACTTTTGTGATCTCGTTCAAATCGTCCACTGCTTTCTTTGCGGCAATTTGTCCGGTGCGAAGTTCTTCTTGTCCTTTGTGTATTTTATCAAACGATAGTTCTTCGTCCTTTATATGATTAGAAATAACACTGTTCATATCAGAAATCGTACCATCGAGTTTAGTAGTAAAGTTGTCAGTGCGAGTCACAAGATTTGACATATCAAGTCGGACGCCCTTAACATCGTCTTTTATCGTCGCAATAGCATTCATACCAAATTCAAACTGCTCCTTGTCCCTCTTATCAATGAGTGCCACGTGAGGCATAATCTCTCCCTTTATACGTTCTACGGTCTTATTGATGCAACTTTCCATTGCTTCAAAACCGTATCGTAATGTCTTTGGACTTTTCTTAGTCGTCTTTTTGATCTTAGATTTCTTGGTCATTACTTATCTCCAGGATCTTTCGCTGAAGCACTTTCGGTTTGAATGGTAGTAATACTACTGCTACTGCTACTACCGGCATTTTTGTTTGCATTATAGAGTTTGAACGCATTATGACTCATATCAATACCCAAAATCAATGCCATAAGAAGAACAGAATTTGGTCCTATATCTTGTAATGATTCTGCTTTGATTGATACCCTTACGTATGCATTAAGGATCGTAATGAACGTCACATATGTCAAGATTGGTTTTCTGTTATCCAGTAACCACATTACGAACATCTTTATTGCCTGAAATACCTTCATTGCGATTCTCCAATGGTTCTCCGAAATCTTTTTCAAATGACTCCGCAAGTAATCTTAGGTCATTCAATATCATCGACCGCATCATCGGTTTGTTAACCTTATCCCATCGTTCAATTTCACCCTCACCATTGACATATGTTGCATCTAGACTATTGATATAATCTTCAAGTCCTGCTTTAACATCATAGTAGAATGAACGAACGTTTGCCATAATCCTCTTACGTTCATACTCTTTGTATGTTCCGTTGAGAATCATATCATTTTCCATCTCCGCAGTACAATCCATACAACGTCCATTCACCTTCCACATTTTCACATCTAACCAATGTGTGAGTCTTTTCGTCTTACAGATCGGACAGAATGTGGGCATATCCAATCCCATAATCTCTTCGCGATCAATCTTCGGAAGTCGTATCTTGTATCCGTTTCGTTGTTCCCATTCGTAACCATCTTCTTCCCATCTTTCGCCAACTTTGCGTTCCTCTTCTTTTTTGGGAATGTAGAAACTAAAGACAAATGAAGGTGCTTTCTTGACCAATTTACTTCCCTTCATTATATCATTGATTTTCTCAATGGTCTTAGCCCTACGTTCCTTCAAGTCCTCAATCTTGCCGGCATCAAATCCAGCAGGAATCGGAATCTCTAGGTCTTGTAAATCTTCTTCTTTTACACGACCACGACCACTCAATTCCGTTTCTTCAAGAATCTCTGTCTGTCTATCGGATACTATTTCACTCATAACGAATCCTTTCTGTTGTTATTTCTTTCGTCCAGCAGCTGCCTTTGCTTGAAATGCCTTCTTACCCAATTTCTTGCGACCAATCCAAGCTGCAAGCGCCTTTGCATCTTCATCAATCTCTTCATCGGACGCTTCGTCGTAGTAACTTTCCTTTATTCCCTTTGCGTGAAGTGCCTTTACGAGTTTCTTGAATCCCATATGTTTCTCGTCAAGTTCTTCATCGCCACCAATACTAACTTTCAGTCCGGCCTGAGCTCATCAACCACCCCCTTGATTGTCCGATCTGTGACGAAGCGGGCGAATGCAAACTCCAGGACTACGCCTACACACACAGCATCGGCTACAGCCGGTTTGACGAAGAGAAGGTCCACAAGCCCAAGCGCGTCAACTTGTGGATTTGTTCCTTATCTTTCTCGTTCTGTTCCACCGCAACTTTCTTTTGCTCGGGAGTCATTTTTTCCATCTGTTTCGTTCTCTCCGACATTTTGTAGTGGAGGGCTTCAATCTGACGCACCAACGCTACATTTTTCGGTGGAACATACCCACTTGGGTCTGCACCACTTTCGTTTGGGCCGCCCCAAATCTCATTCAAGGTTCCCTTCTTCGCTTCCTCAAGTATGATGGTGCGAATGAGTTCTTTCAATAGTTGTACTTGCTTTCCCATCTGTTTTCTCCGTTGATTATTTACCAAACTTGAGTATACCTAAAATTTGGTTCACCGGTGCAAATGCGCCCGTGAGTTTGTATGATTTACCACCGTACACAAAAACAAGTCCTTCGGCCGGAACTATCTTTTCGAATCCACCAATCTGTTGAATACGATTCAATTCCGCTTTCAACTTCTCAATCTTACCAATGTCGTGAGAACCGCTCAATTGTTTGATTGCGGTATTGACCGACTTCCTCACCGATTGCACCGATTTCTCAGGGTTTGCAGCAAGAAAACCACTTGCGTTCTTCAATACTTCCGTACCCAATTCAAGGAATAATGTCTCAAACGGCAACATATTCGTCTTGATTTGTTGGTCGTGATTTTCCTTGTCAAACGTCTTTACCCATTCGGCAAACTGCGGGGACTTGATACCCCCTACTATATCTATTATCTTGTTTGACTTATCACTAAATGCCCACCTTTTCACCAATGAATAGAGGATATTATTCGGTAAACCATACCCAATTTCCTTCGCTTTTTTCGATACGAAGTTCTCCCACCACGACTGATGATATAATGCAACGGTATCGGTGTCCTTCAACTTGAATTGATTCTTGAGTCTGTCCACTTTCGTAAGGAAGTATTTCTGTTTCCTTGCGAAGTCTTGTGCAGGCGGAACCGTCACAAATGATGGAGACTGGATCTTGAATGTCTTTTGAGCGTCTGCATTTGCTTGACGCACCATACCCGCTAACATACGTGCGTACTCTTTGTCCTCACCAATCGGATTACCATTACTATCATAGGTAATAACACCGTGAAACACTAGTGTGTTTATGTCATATGGAATCACGTTCTGCGTCTGTGGATATATGACTTCTAATGCCATAAAGTTCTTTCCGTTCTGAAACACCTTGAATTTCTGTTTGTCGGAAAGGGAACTGATTGCGGAATCTAGATCGTCTATTGCTTTACCAAACGAATCTTCGATTGCACCACGACCAGCAAACATTTGTTTCAATCCATTTGCGTCCAATGCACCCGCACCTTGATTCTTAAGATGTGACTTGTTACGGGCAGCAACAAGTTTGCCGTCTATCCAGGAAATTGACAATGCTTGACCATCCAACTTCTCAACGACTTTCGTTTCCTTGTCAAGTTGACCTTGAAGGGAAAGACGGACGATATTCTTGAAATCACCAAACGTCAAACTTTGGTCGTCAAATGGGTGCGACATATGACCATATGCACCACCTTCGACTATGATAAAACCCTTCCCTTCGGTAAGGCATTTCTTTCTCTTTATGGATTCCTTCAAGTTTGCTTCGAGGCGGTCTGTCACCATATCGAAGATACCCTTATCATACCATCCAAAAATCTCTTTGAAGGTTTTTGTCTTCTCTTCGCGACTTATATCCGTTGACGCAAGAAGATTTCTCATTTCCGTACCACTCATTTCCTTACCTTGCACCTTAACAGAAACGTGTTCTGCGATAATGAAATATCCGTGATCTTTGTATCCCTCAAGTTTACCGGCGTTCGATGAATATGGAAGGAAATACTTTCCTTGACCAAGACGACCGGCATCCTTCGCACCAAAGATAACAACCAACGCAGTTGACTTCGCGTCATACTTCTTTAGAATCTCTTCAGGTGCATATGGGTTTCGTACTTGTACAACGTGACTTGACGGAATACCATACTTTGAGATAATGGTTTTCTTCTCTTGGAATGTGAACGGACTTTTCTTGTTATCAATCACATTCGATGTACCGATATAAGTATTTTGTCCTGTTATTGATTTCAGTTGTTTATATGCCTCAAAATGATGACGACCAAATGGTTGAAATCTGCCCGAAAAAACCCCAACCAAAGTTTTGATTTTAGACTCCGATTTTTCACCACCCTTTCGTTTCGGTTCAGTCATATCATTCCGCTTTGGTTGGGCATTTCTTTTTTCTTCAACCAATTGACGAAGAAGTTCCAATGCTATTTTTTTTCCAAGATTGCTCATTCCCAATCTCTCAATTCTATAAACTTGCAATGTCGTACGGCGATTATTTCCATCTTTCGTTTTTCATCTCTCAACATTTGTTTTGGACGCAAATGATACTTTTCGTACACTTCATAGATAGTATTTGTTGCGTGACAATATCCATCTGGTTTGTATCCAATCACACGAAAGTTTCTATCAATGATTATTCCGTCTCGTCGTTCAATTTCGTCAAGAATTTGTTTTTCGTTCTTCCCTATTGCTGGAGTAACTTGTCCGAGTCGCCTTTCTCTCATTTTTCGTATAGTGTTTTCAGAATGATGTTTTCCAAGATTGATCCTTCTCAATTTTCGTATCGTTTTTTCAGAGTGATGTTTTCCATAAAAACCATTGTTTTCTTTAGATGCAGCAACACTTATTTTTTGTATCGTCTCTGTTGAATGATGTTTTCCTTTATGAGAGTTACTTATTAGTTTTTTCGTTTTTTGAGAAAGATGTTTTCCTTTATTCCACGGCACCTCTCCAGTGTGGGCACATCTATTACAAACACCCATTTTATTTTCGGCGCAAATCATAGAAAACCTACGAGAATAAAAAAGTTTCTTATGGCAGTTTGGACATTTTCTACTATACACTTTCATCGAAAACTCCTATATGCAGTTCGTACCAATTCCAATGCGTCCTCTGCGGACAACTTCGGATTTTCCATATAGGCATCTTCGACCGTTTTCATCAACTTACCAATGATAGGGCCTGGTTTCAATCCCAAATCCTTCATCACATCATTACCATCAATCGGAAGTTCAATTTTCGATTTCGGTAGTTTGATTGTCTTGTACCTATCGCGAATGCCTGGAATCTGTGCGGGCATTGCATAGTCGCCCGCGTGAGTCATATTGTCAGCGTGCATTACGTCTAGAGTCGATTCTAGATGGTCGCCCAAATCTACTTGCAATTTACGTAATGCCTTATCACTAATGACTTCGCCCTTCATCCCCGACCCTTTGAGACGCATATGGTTCTTGATTATCGTCGTTACCGAAGTAATAATGTCATTCGGATACTTCAACCGTTTCATAATGTCACTGGCCATTTCCGCACCCACATCTTCGTGTTCATAGAAATGCACTTCGTTGTCTATGACGGAATGTGTCGCAGACTTTCCTATGTCGTGGAAGAGTGCGGCCAACCTTGTCTTCAGGTCTGGCGGTGTACCCTTCAACACTTCAAGAGTGTGTTTGTTGGCGTCCCACTTGTGATACTTGTTTTGTTTCAATCCAATCAACAAGTCCAATTCAGGTGCAACGTACTTACTCAACCCCGTAATCTGCATAAGACGTACCGCAGTATCGGGGGATTTTGTGACGAGCATCTTATTCAACTCTTCTTGAATCCTCTCCGATGAAATGTTCTGTAATTGAGATGCGTTCTTCTTCATCGAGCGAATCATAAAGAGAGGGAGTTTCCATCCATACTTCACCGTGAATCGGATTGCTCGAAGCATACGTAATGGATCGTCCGTAAAAATAATGTCCGGGTCTAACGGAGTGCGAACAACACCCTTCTTCAAATCTTCCTTACCTTGACCAGTCAAATCAAGTACTTCACCTGTTGTCAAGTCTTTCAAAAGTGAGTTTACGGTAAAATCGCGTCTCTCTACATCTTGCGCCAATGTTCCGTGACTAGTCTCTGGTTTTCTTGACCCTACTGCATACTTCTCTTGACGTGTCATTACACATTCAATGTCAATGTCCGTCAAATCTTGTCCCTTATAGTTCACACCACGAAGATTAAACTTCGCAGTTCCGAATCTAGGAAAGATTACGGGATTCGAACCATTATAGATACCCAATTTCTTTGTCACCCACTTTGCAAACTCAATACCACCATCGGGCATTTCCACCACTATGTCAATGTCTTTAGGGTCCAGGCCCATCAATTCATCTCGGACATAGCCTCCCGCTAGGAACGCCTTACCTTTGAATGGAGACTCCTTTACTAAATTGGAGATGAACTCCACGGCCACTTGTTCCTTCAATCCTTCTTTCAATAAGTACACTAGTCCAATGCTCATTTCTTTTTCGATTCGATTGCATACATACACACTCTTGGAATGAGACTCTTTGTCTCTTTGAATACTGCATTGCCCCATTTTTGAACATTCTCAGATGGTTTGAACTTGGGAAGAATATATTCACGAAGGAACTTTCTATCCTTTGAACTTAATTTCTTATAGCTATTTACATACTCTTCAATTCTCTTCTTTTGACTTTCAGGCAAACCTTCACGGAGAATAGTGAGTTGTGTTTTCTTAAGAGTGACTATCGGTTTCTTTTCCTCAATAACTGCCTCTTCGGTGAGTTTGACCTTGTTCTCATTCTTAGTGATTGTAACATCTGTCACCTTCACTGATTCCACTATCATCTTGTAGGTGGTTGTCAACGGAGTGAACATTGTATTGTCAACAAGCACTTCGAGAACTGCATTACCGGAATGTGCAATGTCCAATCCCTCAGGAATAATAACTTGCACCATACCTTTCTCAAAGGTTCCCTCAAAGAAGATATGCTTGTTGTCTCCCGTGGGAGAAAGAACGAGGCGCGGACGTACTTTTGTGTAGTCTGCACCTTCGATTTCTACCTTACATCGTAGGGTCTTTTTCTTGTTTTTGTTGAACGTCAACATAGGTGTTCTCCGTTAATACACTTTACCACCAATAAATATCAAACCACTATCAAAATCACATAGTTTCAAGTTTGCAATAAACAGACCAAATTAACTTGCCGTTGACAAAACTTGAACTACCAACTTTGATATGTTCACACTACCACCGCTCTGCGCTAATCCAATGGTAACATCATATCTTGTTCCATTTGTGAATCCACTTATATCCAATGAAAGTGTTGCGTTCGTTACACCGGCACCTGTAATTGACGCATTGGTAGTTGTGCCGCCTGCGTTTGTGGAGAAGTATATAGTTCCATTACCTGAACCTGAATATCCGCTATCATAGTTCAAGATAAGTGTCCTATCACCTGAACGTTTCACATAGTATGCGATTACTTTTGCGGTATTGCTTCCTGCGGTTTCTGTAAATGTCTTAGTTGTCGCTGCTCCTGCCGTAGTTGCTTCTGCAAATGATGTATAAACCTCACGACAAACATTCTGTCCTTCATAACCATCACTGGCAGTTACCGCACTACAAGTCACGTTACCACGCACATCAAGTGTTGCACGTGGAGATGGCATTGCGGTCGCTGAAACCGCAGGTCCACCAATGATGATTTTACCATTTTCAATCCACAAACCGTTGATAGCATTTGTTGGGAACGTTCCAAGTTGTGTTCCATCACTTGTCCAAAAACCTATTGCATTGTTTGCTGCTTGACCACCATAATGTTGTGATGTAATCCATTGGAAGTATTGCGGTGTTCCGTTGTATCCAAACGCTATGTTGGTATATGCAGGTTGATTACCTACAGTTGCACAACCGCCGCCAAGTATGAGTGAACCGGTTGCGTTCAACTTCATCAATTGAACTTGATCTGTGGATGTTGTTGGTTGTAGAATTGCATTTGTTGCAGGACCACTTCTTGCCCAAAATTGTGCGCCACTAGTTCCTGAGAATCCACTTGTACCTGATGTACCTGAAAAACCACTAGTACCACTAGTTCCACTGAAACCGCTAGTACCAGATGTTCCGCTAAATCCACTGGTTCCTGATGTACCGGAGAATCCACTGGTTCCACTTGTACCACTCAAACCTTGTTGTCCACTAGTACCTGAAGTACCGGAAAATCCACTTGT